GGTTGGCATCCCGTACGAGATTCGAACTCGTGTTGCCGCCGTGAAAGGGCGGATTTTAGGGGTGTTGGGGTAGGTTTTCTGCGGGTTACAGCCGCTCTAAACCGCTGCAATCCGCTCTAAACCGTTGCCAAAGTGTTGCCAAACTGTTGCCAACTAGGCAACCTTTTTCTTTTCCTTGAAGCCACCCACCTTGCGGGACATCTTGCTGTATGTCTTCGGGTCGATCGTAGTGTTTTTCTTGGACCGACTGGTGCCGGCTTTCTTCCGTTTGTTCATGTTTGCATAGAGGCTCATGGCGGGTTCCTTTCTTTAGCAATCCCATTTGCGGAGCGATTTGTTGATCCGGCTGTTTGGATCGTTTGCAGTTTTTTTGCTGGTCAGTTTCTTTTTCATACCCTTCATCCGGGCGCAGAAACTACTGCGCCGGCCGGCAGCCTTTTTGCTCTTCTTTGCCATCTTGCTGGAGACTGGCGGCTTGAGGTTTGCACCCGCAGCATTAGCCGATGCCCGGCCCCTTGCGTTCAGTCCACCGGATTCTGATTGGCCTTCCTTGCGCTGCCATGCCGGACTAGCCATGACACAGCTCTAAGGATTGCTCTCTGGTTTCATCGTTGCGCCGGGTCCACCCAGCGCCGAATGTTTCGAAGGTCTTCAGCCGCTCATAGAAAGCCTGACGGCGGTGGTACATATCTTCTATCAACACATCAGGATCATGGCTTGCCACAGCAGCTAGCGTCTGCGGTCCTATGCCGCCGTCTGCCGTGACGCCAATAATCTTTTGCAATGTTCGCGCTGAACGCCCGACCCCGCTGTTCACAGCCCAGTCGAACACAAACCAATCAAGCCCCGCCGGCAGCTTGTCGCCAGCAACCCGGTTCCAGTATTCTTGGCGGTAAATATATTCGACATGTGCGTCTGGAATATTACGCATAACTTCTTCGGTAATCTCAGCATCGACATCCATTGCATCAGCCAGCCATTGGCTATAGACGCGAGCTGTGATGCCTTTGTTGGTCATGCCGCCGGGGTCGTCTGGGTGGTTCACAAAGCCGCCCTCGTGGGCCAGCAGCCAAGCAAGGCACTGGTCAAAATTGCCCTTCATTTTTTGGCCTTCACCTTGCCGACCACGCCTTCAAGCATCCCGCCGCCAAAATAAAATGCGAGGATCGTGAGCATGGCCTCGCCTAAATAGAAATCATCAATCACTTGTTTGATGTTTGGGATGTTGGCCTTGTCCAGCAATGTCATCACGAGGACCAAGGCAAACGATGCTAGGAAGGTTCCGGTAAACATTAGGGCGAGGTAGCGTTGCGCGACCTTAAATGGGGCATAGGCTTGCATGGTCTGAATTTTAGTTTCAGCTTTCAGCCGCTCCATCTCTTCATCGCTGCTGTGGACATCATCGATTAGGTCCATCCCTTTTTTGATGACATCGCCATTGCCAAGGATTGATGCGAGAACTCCAAGCATTATTTCTTTCCTCCGAGTGTAGTGAATCCCATGTACGCCCCGACGATGCCGGCACCGGAGAGGTAGAATAAATTTGAGATGTCAGCCAAAGCCTCTACCCGTTCCAGCGGGATGAAGAACATGGCCAGCGTAAAGGCGCCCATCGCTGCCAGCGTAAAGCGCGCCATGCGGAGCTGAGCCAAATGACGGCGCAGCTCTGTTTCAGTTTCTTTGATCTGCCGGCTATGTTCGACTTCGCTGTCGCTGACCAGCCCGTCGCCATCCAAATCCCAGTCCGAAGCAAACTTGCTATCTTGCTGGAATTTTTTCTGGGTCACTGGAGCGCTTCCTTGATGGCGTCGAGCGTTTCGCGCAGCGTCAGCGGCTTTTTCTTGTTGGGATTGTATTTACATTGATATTGCGATGGCGTGTATTCGCCCGGCATAAAGGTCATGCTTTCCTGCGTATTGTTCGCGCCCAAATACAAACAAACCTTTTGGTCAAAGACATATTCGCAAGCTGCTTTGCGGCAGGTCACATATTCTGGTTCAGCTTGTGCCGTGTGGGCTTTGAGCAGCAGCACAAAGCCAGCCATTGCCATCACGCCGGCACCGATAGTTATTGTCCAAGCAATGTACTCAATAATTTTCTGCCGTCTGTGTTGGGCGGCGTATATCGCCTCTTGGCGTTGCTTCCTGATCTTGCCTTCGAGCGCTAAGAGTTCAGACCAAGCCGCAGTGCCGCGAGTAAGCTGGATCATCATTTTGAGCTGGTATCTTTGATCCTCGAGCGTTTTTTTGGCAGAGAACGCTTCGAGCGCGAGTGATTCAATACTTTTCCCCTTCGTGAGCTTGAGAAACAGGCTGGGGTTTTTCGCGCTTTTTTCTAGGTGATCGACATCCGAGACAGCCGACATCCACCGACTCAAATCTGCTGTCATCTGCTCAAGCTCACGCCCTGCCGCAAAACCCTTTTGCAGCATTTTAAAAGCGCTGGAGGCCACCGACACGGCCGCGCCGATGGTGGCCGGATCAAGCATCAGTACACCTTTACTTTTTTGTCATTGATGAATTTTGGTAGGCAATAGCTCGTTATCTTTGGACCCTGACGCGCGATGCGTTGGGCGTACCAAAGACAATCGTTAAGATTTCGGAAATAGAGATCGTTTGAAACTAACCTGCCGTCCAGAAAAACAAACAGCAGGAAGGCGTGGATCACCCGCCTAGCAAAACTCCGATCAGCAACACGATGGTCGTACCAGCAGTGCCAATCATGATGTGTTCAATGCGCTTGATACGCAAGATAGTTTCTTTCCAGCGTTCAGCACAGACCGCCTCATGAGTGTCTATCTGGGCCTGTACAGATGCGGCTGTTGGCTTGCTCATTAGTTTTGAATGTAAAGACCTATTTGATCGTCCTTATCATCGCCTGTGTCACCAGTGGGCACGCCTAAATTATAAGCAAAAACAAATTTATGGGCTGTATTTGTTGCTAAGCTTACTGTGAACTTCAAATAAATTAAGCTATCAGTAGTTGAACTTGAGGTCTCAGTATAAATATAATTTGTAGCGCCAAATGTACCAGAATCAGCCTGAGGAATAACCTCGTCGCCTGCATTCGGCAATGCATTTGAAGTGTTTTGAAAGCCTGGGTCAATCGAATCCGCTGCACCAGTAGTAAGGCTAGTTGTCGAACTACCTTTATTCCACCTACCAACCGAAGCGCCAACAACTACACCGCTGTATGTCTGAATTGTAGGATCGTTGCTACTGACATCATCTGATGTTGTAAATCCACTTATGTCTTCAGCGCCACCAGCAAAGACCACTGCACTAGCGGTGTGGATTTGTATAGCCCCAACAGCAAGATCGTTGTGATATGAAGAAGTATTGAGTTGTAATTTATTTGCAAGATAAAAAGTATGAGAAGCAGAGCTACCGCTTGTAAACAAAACATCCTTTACGGAATAGTTCTCTGTATTATCGTTATCAGATTGACTTATATAATGTACATCTGGAATCATAAACAAAGCGTTCAAACTAGACAGAGTGTGAACATTATTGTCGCTAGTCCCAGAACGGCTATCACCTATAACACCAACAACGCCACCGCCGCCAGCAGCAGCAATTACACGCCGCCTAGCACTCAGTGTGCCTATGTTGCCAACGCCACCAAGCATTACGACATCTCAGTCACAAAGACTGTGCCAGCTTCAGAACTTTGGATAGCTGCGCACTTTTCACCGGCAGTTACTTTAAAATACTCTACCTGATTAGCCGGCATAAATGGCAGTGAGGTTGTAGCGGTCGGCGCAGCAGCAAATGTAATGTGACAGTCTTTTGTTGCAACAATACGAACTACAGTAGTATCAGCAGTAAAGGCACTACTGATCACAGCGCTTGAACCACTTGTTGTGATGGTCTGTGTCGTGCCGGGAGCTAATGCTTGAATAGGGTGGAAGTTGTGCGGGTCTTTAGCTAGTACGCTCATTTCATTTCTCCTGTCCTTAGTAAGGGCTGTCGCCCAGCACAGATGTGTCCCAAGCTGCTTTGAGTTTAGCGATTGTGTCTGCGCTACCGATTGCAGATGCAGCCGGTGCATCACGCAATGCTTTCTTTTTATTTACAGCGGCAGTCTTGGCAGATGCGTCATCAGCTTCAAGGGCTTTCATATATGCAACATCTTCTGCTTCAAGAAGAGGCTTGCGCACCTCTCGAATCTTGTCTTGAAAAATCTTCTTTGCTTCTGTCATGTCTTCACTTATGACCTTGCCAGACAAAGACCAAGCGCCACGAAAATGACGGTCAGATGGAACGGTAGCTGTAGAAGCATCAATAGACGCACCATCTTTATCTACAATATACGTTTTCATTGAGTACTCCTCATGCTGCTAGTTCATCAGAGATACGCCAAGCGTTTCTCCATTCACGTGTTGTCGGTAGCTGTTCTTTCCGACAGAT